TCTGTACCACGACAACGCTGCTAAAATAGCCACAAGTGGGAGCGGAATTTCTGTGACGGGCAACATTGCTGTAACAGGCACTGTTGATGGACGCGATGTAGCGGCAGACGGTTCAAAGCTAGATGGCATCGCTGCTGGTGCAACCAACGTCACGAACACCAATCAACTCAGTAATGGTGCTGGGTATGTTACCTCATCGGGTGTCACTGGAATATCAGCAGGTGCAGGTCTTTCCACTGGCATAGGCACAATCACCGGCACTGGAACGCTCTCGCACTCTGACACCTCATCTCAAGGCAGCGTCAACAACTCTGGCAGTACATTCATCCAAGACATCACCTTGGATGGTTTTGGTCACGTCACAGGCATCAACTCCGCAACGGCTGGAGGATCGGGCTTGACCGTTCTCAAGGTAGAGCAAAGAAGCGCAGGATTGCACGGAAGTGGTGTGACTACCTTTGCTAATAACAGCACGGGTCAAACTGCCAGCTTCATCGGGATCGGTGTTGGTTCAAACTACCTCTACAGGTCAGGACACGGCGGTTTGACAACTGGCAACTTTGGCGGTGGTGGTGACCATGAAAAGATACACCTTCTCTACGGCACGAACATTTCCAACGGTGGAACGATGGGTTCACGAGGTGATGGAACGATTTACGTCATCGGATTTTGGTACGCATAAGGACAATAAAAATGGCTAACAATTATGAATGGAGCTTTCCCCAGCTTATCAGGGCGGCAACTGAAGGGGACAAGTCAGATGTCGTGAAATGTATCTTCTGGAAAATCACCGCTACCAGCGACACTCATCAAGATGAAGATGGCAATTATCTACACAGCAACAGGGGCGGTGAGACAGGCTTGCAGCTAGAGGATGGCGAAGAGTTCGTTCCTTATAACGACATCACCCCAGATTGGTGCAAGTCTAGAGTGTTGGCTCATCTCGATGAAACAGAAGATGAAATCAAGGCAGGGTTAGATAGCGATATCTCAGCATCTGCTGCTGCACAGTCTAATATTCTGGCTGGCACACCGTGGTGACATCATGATGATCATCGGTGAAAGCAACAACACCTACGAGTGGAACTTCCCTGCGCTGTACGTTTCCAATGTGCCGGAGGAGTGCAATTCGTATCCGAATTGTGTTCGGGGTATCGAATGGCAATTCATCGCCGTGGCTCAAAAAGGCAAAAACGACAAGGGTGAACCGTTGGTGGTAACACTACATGGCACTGCCACGGTTGATGTCCCGACTGTTTTTAACAGCCCCGATTTCATTCCTTTCGATGAAATACCGAAGGAATGGTGTGTCGAGAAAACTCTTGATGCCTTGCAGAAGACCGAAGCTGAGATGAAAGAAATGATCGATGCAAGGATGCAGGAAATTGAATATCCGAAGATGCGGAAGACCGTTCCTGCTTCGTGGCTCCCTGACAAGAGCGGTGGTCTTGGTGGGTTGCTCGGCACACTAGCGATGGCGAATGGCATCAAAATGCCCGAAGCAGCAATGAATGGTGGGGGTGAGTAATGGAACTAAACCCGATTTTATTTTGGAATGTTGTCCTGACATTAATTATTGCCCCAGCATTCTGGACATTTCGTCAGTTGATGATGGAGGTAAAACGCATCGACATACTGTTGAACCGTACACGTGAAGACTACGCAACTAAGACAGAATTAAGAGAAGACATGCAACAGGTTCTGTCAGCCTTACACAGGGTAGAAGACAAGTTAGATCGGGTACTTAGCAAAAGCTGATTTTTTTTGTCCGCTTCTAGACACAGACATAATGTGCTATAGTTAAATACGGCTGAACAAGAAAATAAAGGTTATGCATGTATTTTTATTATTTGTGTTTGTGGGGCTGGGTCCAAACCAAAAGCTGGTTTCGCAGGACATGTATTTCAGAGATTTGAAGGATTGCGTTTGGTACGCCCAGAAGCTCCACAAACAGGGAAAGAAAATTTCAAGTTATTGCGTACCGCGTTGGGTAGCTAAAGACACAAAGGTTTACTGACATGGCCAAGAAGAAAAAACCAGCATTGAAGAGAACCGGCAGCGGAGTGGTGTATCGCGGTGAACGGTTCCCCGGTGTGAACAAACCAAAACGCGCACCGGCTTCTAGCAAGAAGAAGATGCGGGTGTTGGCCAAAGAAGGCGACAAGATGCGGATCATTGAGTTTGGAGCCAAAGGTTACGGCCATAATTACAGCGAGGGTGCGAGAAAAAATTTCAAGGCTAGACACAACTGTAAGACCGCCACGTCAAAACTTACTGCTCGTTACTGGTCATGCAAAAAACTTTGGGCTGGCCCTAGTGGCAGCAAGAAAGCACCGCCCAAGGGTAGCCGGAGGAAGTAATGCTCACGCTCTTTATCTTGGCTTGCCATGTGATGGACCCCACGGACTGTTTTACAGCCGAAGACGTAAAGGGACCACATGAGACACATGCAGCTTGCAAGGTAAGAGCAGAGGAAATGAGGGATGATTTGTACATGCTGACCAGAGGCATGTACGAAGCCAAGAAATGGCGTTGTTTAACTGGTCAAGAAATTGAAGACATATTGAAGGAAGAAGTTAGCACATGAAACCACGTAACAAGACCACTCATATAATCGTCCATTGCGCGGACACATACGCGACTATGGATATTGGAGCATCAGACATTCGTAAGTGGCATGTCGATGAACGTGGCTGGTCAGACATTGGATACCACAAAGTCATTCGGCGTGACGGAACCATTGAGGCGGGGCGAGACATAGACGTGTCTGGCGCACATGCTGCTGGTTTTAACGCTGTGTCTGTAGGTGTGTGTCTAGTCGGTGGACGTGGCGAGAGTGATGAAGCTGAAAACAACTTTACACCCCAGCAGTTTGACAGTCTGGCAGAGGTGCTTGACGGACTGTGTACTGCTTACCCAGACGCAGAAGTTATGGGTCATAGAGATTTGCCGGATGTTCAAAAAGAATGTCCAGCATTTGATGTGCGGTCATGGATGGCCGCGCAGGAACAAGCTGCATAATGACACGCATGTGGAGCTTGCATAACCGAACCACGCCTGAACAGGCGGCTGCAAACAGAAGGAGACGCGCTCATGTATGGAAAGAAAAAGCCGAAGGGCAAGGGCGGCAAGAAGGGTTACTAGGCCATGAAGAAGAAGGTCAAGACTCTAACGCCTCGTCAACAAGCAACATTGAAGAAGCATTCGGTGCATCACACAGCCAAGCATATGGCGATGATGAGGCGTCTGATGAAGCAAGGTGTTTCGTTTACTCAAGCACATAAGAAAGCGATGGCATCAGTTGGCAAGTAAAAAGATGAAACGCCCCAACAAGATTTGTGCTGCCGGTATTGCATGGGCCAAGCGTACTTTTGATAGGTACCCTTCGGCTTATGCAAACATGGCTGCAAGCAAATACTGCAAGGACCCTAACTACGCCAAAGGCGCGAAAGGCAAGAAGTCTAAGCGCAAGAAACGGAGAGCGTGATGGGTGCGCTCAAGAAATGGGTCAAACAGAAATGGGTGAGAATAGGCACTGATGGTTCCATCAAAGGCGCATGCGGCACATCAAAAAACAAGAAGAACCCCGACAGATGTTTACCGCTGGCAAAGGCTAAGAAGCTCACAAAGGCGCAGAGGGCGGCAACTGCAAGGAAGAAAAAGTCACAGGGTCGAACTAAACAGTTTGTCAGGAATACATCAGCGGCGAAGGTTTCGTACAAAAAGGGAAGAAAGAAGAGAAAGGCGTAATGCCAAACCATGGGATTGAAAGATGGACCCACTTAGTGTGGCCATGGCCAGCTTCAGCGCAATCAAAGCAGGAGTGGCCGCTGGTAAGGAAATTCATAGTCTTGCAAAAGACATCGGCCAGCTTTGGGGTGCCATTGATGAGATTAAGTCTGATCATCGTGAAGCTAAGACTGGCATGTTTGCGTCTGCTGAAGAAGAGGCTCTCACTACTTTCATCGCTAAGAAGAAAGCAGAGGACCTTGAAGCCAGCTTACGACAAATCGTTATTGCCACACGCGGACCATCAGGGTGGCAAGAATTGGTAAAGTTAAGAACAGAAATCAAAGTCCGAAAGCAGGAAGAAAAAAGGCTGAAAGCCCAGAAGGCACAAGAACTTTTTGAGACCATCCTCATTGGGGGAACAATCTTAATACTAGCCATTGGTCTGAGTGTTTTCTTTTATTTTGTTTGGAAGTCGAGGAACGGTTAGATGGATATTTGGAAAACAGCCAAAGATGTTCTGGGTGTGGTGGCTCCGTCCATCGGCACTGCCCTTGGTGGGCCAATGGGTGGTATAGCTGCCCGGACTCTTGCCACTAAACTACTAGGCAAGTCTGATGCGACTGAACAGGAAATCATCACTGCTGTTACCGGCGCGTCCCCAGAACAACTGGCCGCACTAAAAAGTGCGGAGCTTGAATTCAAAGCAGAGATGAAGCGTCTAGACATTGACCTAGCTCGTATCAACATGCAGGACCGCGACAGTGCTAGACGTAGACAAGTAGAGATGGGAGATCATGTCCCGTCTATTCTTGCTGTCTTAACGCTTGTGTCCTTCTTTGGGTACATTGCAGCGGTGACATTCTGGCCGGGTGGCATAGCGGCAGACATTGGATTTATTAATATTGCCGTGGGCTGGTTGGGCGGCACAGCTTCTACAGTTGTTGCCTACTACTTTGGCTCAAGTGCAGACAGCAAACCAAAAGGGAAGAAGTAATGGACTTTAAAGAATACCAAACCGCTGCACGTGAGACAGCTATTTACCCGGAAGAATACAAAGTCATCTATACGGCTTTGGGTCTAACAGGTGAAGCCGGTGAGGTTGCGGAGAAAATCAAAAAGGTTATACGGGACAAGGGCGGCAAGTTCTCTGAAGAGGACAAAACCGAAATCACCAAAGAGCTTGGTGATGTTATGTGGTATGTGGCTAACATAGCTGCTGATCTAGACATAGACCTGTCACTCGTTGCCTCTGTCAATATAGACAAGCTGAAATCCAGACGTGCAAGAGCCGCTCTGCAAGGATCAGGAGACAACAGATAATGGCCAATTTCCAGCAAACATCCACGTACCTGCGATCACTGGGACGCGCAGCACTGCCTGACTCTATGCGCTCAGAAAAATATACAGAGGATGATTTTAACGAAGGTATGATGCGTGTGCTGTCAGACTTTGTTCAAGCAAACTATGCTGGTAAAAAACCCGGCACATACGGCGTGGACTACCCTGCCCTGAACAGATACTTCAAAGAAGGTAACGTAGTCACAGGCAAAGGCAGTAAGTTCTCAGACGTTGGTGCGCTGAAGACAGTGTTAGGTCAGTTTGATATCAAGGTAAATCCAGACGGTTCTTTTACTATCTTGGATGACTATAACTTTAATCAGCAAGATGAGTTCGGTAATCCGATGGCGCGGCAAGCTAATATGGGTGATGTGTTCAGCCGCTTAAACCCATTCCAAGATTATAGAGGCGGTGTTGGTGACCGCCTCTATGGTGCCGCTCGTATGCTTGGCGGCGTTGTTTTACCTGAAGGTGGTTCTAATACAGTACCTATTGAGATCAATATCCCTGCCACAAAGACGGCAGAACCTCAACAAAGGCCCATACCAATGACACTACCTCAACCAAAGCCACAGCGTCCACGGGCTAAGTCCTTCTCTGATATTGCATC